AAACGAAGACCGTACCACCTTGGACCTTTTTGAAGCGTGATGTCATCATCAAATCTTTCATTAGTTCTCCAATAAGATATAATAGATTGTCTGCTTCCAGTATCTATTGAATATCCATCTGCGTATTCATAATTTCCAGAAGACATTTCCTCTCTAAGGACATCTGTAAAACCTTGTTCAGATTGAGATTCAAACCTGTTCCACTTTAAGTAGGTTTGAAGTCTTGCCCACATAACATCCCCTATCATTACCTCATATCCATTTGATCTAATCATTTCCATTTGACTATCAATATGTTGATTGATCACTTCAATAGTGCTAGGGTCTGTAATACCTTGCCTTAACATCCCTCTATTAAACTCATTTGCTAAATGAGTAGAATCCTCAAGAGGAAATTCACCATAAGAAGATCTTAAGAATCTTTCATAGGCTTTTGTTTCTGGAGTTAATTGAGTTACCCCCGAAAAATCTTGAGATTTACCTGTCGAAGATGTCACTGATTTAAGGAGGGGATTATTCCCGAAGCCCGTGCGAGACACCTCGGCTACCGGGGTGTAAGTAAATTCATCCCCCACATCCTTATTCCAATCCGGAGTTGAAGAAAGACTACTATTAGGATTTCCTATGTTACTATAGCCAACCTTAAATACAGGATTCCCCTTATCCTCATCGAGATATACATCATCAAAAACATAATTAATAAAGTTCTCAGCCCATGCTGCTGTTACAGTTTCATCAAGGCTAGTTATATCTCTAGCAGTAGCCGCTAAGAAAACAGAAAAATGGTCTCTAAGTCCTCCATCTGTATCTACATTATAAGCTATAGTTCTTAAGATACTCTTATACAAAGGATCATCTTCATCAATTTGAAACCGATTCCTTATTTTTTGTTGCAAGCTTTGACTCAATACTTGAAACTGATCTGCATCAACCACAACCCCAGCAATCTTAATAGGACCCTCAATTAATTCCCCCGACACATCATCGAATAACCTGCCTACATTTCTATTACTAGGATCATCCCTAACCCCAGTGTCACCACTATCTTGGATTTCCTGTTCTGCAAAGCTGACGAATACATTCTTAGTAAAAGCACTAGGATCTGTAATATCTTGTATTTGAACTAGCATCCGCCGAAACTTTTCTGGGTCGCTCCAAATACTAATATTACTTACATCAAACAACGGATTACCGTTCTTGTCTTTAATTTTCTCTAGATCATTAAGGATATTAAAGGTTTTTTTAGTTGCTTCATCGCCCTGAAGAAACTGCCTTCGTTGGCTCAAAGGCATATCCCGTAGAAAAAGATAAGCAGACTGAGCGTCCTTAGTCACACGTTCCCAGTCAACGCCTTCTTCGTTAGGACTTCCATCTCTCCATAAGTCAAACGGTGCTCTAACTAAGTTATCTAACATCTGAGTAGGAATTTGCGCATGGGCTGCCCTATTGTGATAGACCATAGATTGGTAGAATGCTAATTGAATTGTTCTTCCTTTTTCCGTAAGCTTGCCAGTTAAAGGATCTGTGTTTTCATCAAGTAGAATCTTAACCTGATTCATAACCTCCTCATCACTCATTTCACTTATAGAACCTAATTCAGAACTAAGTTCTTGCATAACATTATCATCTGTATAATCATAGTCTGATACCCTAGTAACAGCAAGAAATCCCCTATAGACTCCCATAGGTAAATTCTGAGTATCTATTCGATCACTATAGGACATGTTATTTAAATATTTGCTCTGTCCAGTTACCGTTGAATCAAACAAAGAATCCACAACGTCTGTCCACTCCGTAAGCCTCTCACCATTAGGATCCTTATCATCACCTGTTCCACCACCCCCGCCGCCCTTCTTAGAGATGTTTTGCTGACTTAATTCAAATGCCGTTCCATGAGCTAAAGAAATTGAGGTAAGTAAAGAATCTTGTCTTTCTTCATAAGACGTTCCAATTGGAAGAGTTTCATAATACATCTCTCTAAGTTTTTCATATTGCCCATTACCATACAAATCATTTAATGTTTTAGCAAAACTGTCTGGGCTTGTTTGAAGGAGTTCCTCAGCCAGTCCTCCACTATCATAAGCACCAGCACCAGCAACAGACTTAGGATCTATATCAAACAAAGACATCTTATCTGCCTTTACCACCATCCAAAACCTACTAATACTTTCTGGAGACCCAAACTTCAGGTTATCCAATGGGCCTAACTGAGATTCATGAAAGTCAATATAAGCCCCTAACATAAGTATATTAGATCGGACAGCTACTGTATTTCCTTGGGTTCTTGCTAAGTGGTTTAATCTATTTTGAGTATACCTTAGAATATTATCTCTTTTTTCTGGAGGCTCAGCGGTAGTGCTCAATGCCCCTAGGGTATCAAGATCACCGTCATCCCCTCCTACCATGTCTACTCTTTGTAGTAACATCTTTGAACTGTGCGTATTATATTCCTTCTGCCGATCTTCTGCAACATCAGTAATAGTATTTATAATCTTTCCTATCTGTTTGTTTAAAGCTATAGTTCTGGGATCCTTTGGATTTTCCATAAGAATATTAAATCCGGATTCACCATTAGCATTCGGAGCAATAGAGACGCTATCATCCCCTTCAATACCTGCCCTATAAAGATCAGTAATCATTTCCCTAGCTACGTTTGGATCTAAAATGCCATTAGGAAACAATGTCCTAAACGTTTCTGGATTTTGTATCTCCTCCATAATAAAAGGAGTTAGCTCATCAACAGCAGATATAAAAGCATTGTTTTGACTTGTGATAATAGCAGCCTGATACCTAACAACCGTATTCTCTTTCCACTTCTCTAAAGCTTGGTGAACATAGGGATCATCAATCTCAGCAAACCACTTATCAAACTCATCAGCAATCTCTGTTGCATTGTAGCCTGCACCTGTCAGACGAACAAATTCTTTATCCCATAACGTTTCCAGATTCTGCCCCTGCTTCAGAGCATTCTCTGTACGGTTACGCAACCCTATAGTACGAATATTAAGATTACCCTTAATTGTAAACATGGATTCATACTTAGTATTTAAGGCTTCAATCTGAGTAGCAACTTCATCCCAGTTAGGTTCAGCTACCCCCTCTTCATTGATACGATGTAAGGACGTAGGCACAGAGGTATCTAAAGCTTGCTTCTTAAGTTCATCAATCTCAATACCATACTTATCTAAAGCATTCTGATCCGCCTGCTCGAGAGCTCCTACCGTGGTACGTACTAACTGGCTGGCTGGGGTAAGTAGGTTATCCATAGCCTTAGGCACTGGACGATAGAAAGCCGAACGAGCGTCTGCTCCAAAGTTCAGCTGCCCCGGTTGTCCCATACCTGCTGACATAAACTCAGCTCCCGAAGGAGGACCAGCCAAGGAGTTAGGATCAACATTAGATACGGTGTCCTGAGTAGGACCAAAGTCTAATGAGGATACCTTCTTCCCAGAAGGGTTTGGATTGTTATACTGCTTAGCCATTTAAAACTCCTTAAGTTGTATCAATAACCCGGATAAAGTGTGTTGAGTATATTAGCTTGGAGAGTAGAACCTTGGCCCATCCCCTCAAAATGCCCAGCGGCTTGGCCCTGAAACTGTGTAATGCTATTTGGCTGTAGTTGCCCTGATGGTAGGCCACCACCTAACTTATCTAATGCACTGCCTATTTGAATACCTTGAGCTGCACCAGACATAATAGAACCAAGCATAGAGACCCCAGAACCTGCGTACTGACTAACCGGACCAGCGCCCGGAATAAAGACAGCGGCATCGTCTCTAGTAAAGTCTCTTTGTGAAAGTGCCTGCTGCTGCTGGTTGATGATCGCCTTCTCCTGCTGCCTAGCATTCTCAGCAAGAGCTACAATCTCACCGGCATTTCTGCCCCGCATCATGTTCTTGATTGCCTTAGCAGTACCGCCTCTACTAAACCCTTTACCAGAAAGGTTAGAGTTAATCCCAGCCATAGTATGTTTATATGTATTGGCAATATTACCAAACTGAGTATTAGTTGTCTTCTTCAATGCCATCTCTGCGTAAGCTCTCTGGCTATTAGCGTTCTGCTCAATAAGCCTATTGCGATATAAACGCATAGCATTCTTCTGGGCAATCGCCCGGTTCTGCTGGTATGTAGACATAACCCCCCGGAAGTTAGCATTGTTTTGCTGTCGCTGTTCTGCATAGAACTGTGCGTCTGCCTGTGCCTGAGCCTGCTCTTCAGCTGCTTGAGCCTGCATAATCCCAGAGACTATTCCAATCCCTGCTCCAGCTATTGCTCCGTAAACCATGGTGTTACCCCTCTCTGCCAAACCGGCGGTTTAAACGATTAGTAATTCGTAAAGCTCCAGATGATCTTCCTTGGAGAATACTACGAGCTCTACGCTTGTCATCCATCCAATCCTTAATAACATCCATCTGCTCTTTCTCTTTGTTCTTGGCAATTACATTATCTATATTAACCCCAAGATTATCTTCCCAGTAGGAGACAGCAGCACTAAGAACATCCACACGGTCATCGTGCTTTAAGGATCCTCTTCCATCGTGCAGTCTTGTAAGCTGTCTCTGAGTCTCCTCTTGTTTAATAGCTTTTGTATTAAAGCATAAACGGTGAGAAGCCATGATAGGTTCAAGAACAGAAATCATACGTGACTCCTTAGCTCCTGACACCCTGTATTCCTCAATAGCTACCTGACCACATATCTCTGCTACAACTGGACGTAGCAACTGGCAGAACATAGCGTCACCCCAGTTACTCTCCACCCTAATAAGATTGAGATTGTACTCATAAGCTATCTTAGCAATTTTCATTAAGACTGCCTTATCGTAACCCCCCTCAAAGCCAGTGAGTTCATGTACAAAGATGTACCCACCTGCGAAGGATGCCACACAGACAGCCGTCTCATCGGTTCCTCGTCCAGACGGATCCACAAACATAGCCGTCTGAGTATAGGGAACAAAGTTCTCTGACACCCACATGGGTTCGTAGATCACATCCCCCGCCATACCAAAGGAGGGGACCCTGCGCATAGGGACGCTGTTAGCCCACACCACCTTCTCGGGACAGACCTCTGGACTGAGGTCAAGGACCACCAGATCAGCCAGCCTGAGGGGGTACTTCTCAGCGTCCGCTAGAGAGGTGTCTAGCTTGTAGTGGAGGGCGAATAGACGCGGACCTATCTTGGCCTGTCTTTCGTACAAAACCTCCTCAGGGAACCTCTCAGGCTGCGTAGGCATGCCTGTATCAAGACCTGTCTCCCACACCCACGGATTGATGTCTTCACACTCTGTTGGGTTGTTCTTATCAGGGATTACAGCAGGGAACTTAGTGACAGGATAGCCTTCCTTCAGCTGGTTGTAGATCGAGTCTCGGATCTGAGGAGTACCAAGGAAGATCACCCGTCCCCCCACGTTACGGATCTGCTCAAACTCACTGACCTTATTGAGGAGCTTAGACCTAGCGTTGGCTGTCTCACAGTTACCCTCGATCTCGATATCATCCCCCACCACATACTCAGCATGAGATCCTGTGATCTGAGAGTTGATGCCTCGGGCATAGCAGGACTTATCCTGACCCACCTTATCCCGACAGCCTACATTAAAAGCAAAGGCATTGTCTGAGTCTGAGTCCTTGGGCCTGAGGTGGCTGCAATAGGGAACCAGATCAAGAATCCTTCTAGTCATGGAGATGAATTCAGTTGCCTTGTTGGCGGTCGCACTGACTACCAGTACGGTAGAGTTATGATCCCTTAAAAGAAACCAAGAGACCAGACATGCAGTAATGACAGACTTGCCAAAGCCACGGCCTGCTTGAAGCTGCATATCCTTAGGGCCATTCTGTAGAGCATCTGCCATGGCATACTGAGCACCCGTAGGCTCTCCAATACCAAGATACTTAAAGCAGGACCACAGGTGGTTTCTAAAATCATCTAGCATTTCAGAAGGTATATTCATTAACACTTCCACTTTCTACGAGCTTTTCGTAAACGACTATTAGGATCCTTAGCAGCCTTAGGGAACTTCTTCATCTGTCCAGCAGATCTAGCACAATAGCTCTTCTTTCTAGATCCTCCACCGGGCTGAGGGGGCTTAAGATTAGAGCCGGTCTTTCTATTAATCATCCGTCTGCCTTTAGCAGTAAGACCTCCACTTTTACTTTTACATTTATTCTTGATGCCACAACCTTTCATAGCACCCTTACTCTTGCTCTTGCCTTTCTTCTTAGCCATATTATACCCCCTTCCGAGAGAATTACCTAATCTTTTTTCTAGGTTTAGGAGATTTCTTTAAGGACTTCTCCATAAGTTTCTGGGCATCTTTACCAGTCTTGCTGACAGTAGTACCACACGCACACTTAAATTTTCTTGTAGCCATTACTTCTTCCCCCCTTTCTTCTTCTTCCAGCTGATACGCCCCGGCCCCTTCTTTCTCTTAGAAGCAGAAGTGCATTGAGATTTTGTTGGACGGCAGGCAGGGTAGGGGCGTTTACTCTTGCCCTTTGCAGACTTCCTGCCACAGGGCTTGCCTGTCTTACAGTCAACCCACCCCTTACCCTTGTTCCTGCCGAACCACTTCTTTAATCCTTCTTTTTTCTTAGCCATTACTTCTTCTTCTTTTTAGATTTGTTGCCCCAGTTTTTAGCCCCAACCTTACGGCATTTAACTAGAGCACCGGAAGCATAGGCAGAAGGCCATTTAGTATACCTACTCTTTACTTTTTTAGTACAAGCATCATTGGCTTTCTTCTTTTTCTTCTTAGCCATTAATATCTCATCCTTGTTTTCTTCTTTTGCTTAACTCCGAGTGTGCTTCGCTTCTTCTTAATCTTCGTAGCAGGACCTTTTTTTAAAGCCCTTGCTTTATTTAGTTTACTTCTAGCCATGACTACTTCCCCTTAGGTTTACTATGCCCCCATCCCTTCTTCTTAAGTTTAAGATGTTCAGCATATGTTTTAGCTACTTGGCTCTTACCAGATTTAGAATACATGGTGTGTTTCTTAAAGGCTTTCTTCTTCTTAGCCATTAATATCCACCCATCTTTCTTCTTGCCCCTGCCTTAGGCTTAGGGTTCTTCTTAGGATTCTTAGACAAAGCCTTTACCTTCTTTACAGCCTTACGATTAGTCTTCTTTGCTCTCATAATCTCATCCTCCAAATTTAAAGGGAGCTTTTTCGCTCAACTCAGTAAGTTCCTTAAGGACTTCCTTAGGAATAGAATCTAAATCATCTCTGTTGTCATTAATAATACCTCGGATTACTTGATATAATCCGGGGGTACACTTAAGGGGATCTTGAAGATCCTCCATTAAACGATCCAATAATACATCATTAAGCTTATTAACCTTCATATATATATCTCCTTTTACACCCAACTTAAACAGTGGAGTAACTAAAAGCAATGGTATTAATTAAACCATTTGCTGCTCCCATTAGATTAGCAGCTTGATCCACATTAATACCGATTCTATAATAAGGAGCTGAAGGCATATCAGCAGCAGTAATAGTACCAACTCTTGTTCCAGTAGCCCCCGTATCTGTATCTGCAATAAGAACAACGCTATCATCCTCGGAAGAAAAGTTCACACCATCAGAAGAAACCTGTAACACAGTCTTAACTGGGATACGATCTACTCCACCAGAAAACTTAGTGGACAGGTCTACGCTTGTATAAGCTGGCATGTTTCCAGCCATTGTAGTAGTGGTATTCCCAGCTACTCCTGCTACCTTCTGGGTTAAAAGAACTACACCAGATCCACTGTGTGCTCCAGTAATACCTTCAGAATCCCCGTGACCCTTACTAGAATTATTAACCAACCCAACAAAGTTAGCAGCAGCGTCTTCTCTAGCTCCACCTAAGTTAAACTGATTAAGAAAAGCACTAGCCCCAGAAACTACCGGGGTGTAAGTAACCTCATCCCCAACACCATCAATTAACTTAATCGATGCACTGCTGGTAGCAGTTGTGGCTCCCCCGGTAAAGTCAGTCTTAGTAGCATTACTAAGGTTTTCTGTAATAGCCTTATTGCCTACAGACGGAGCAACTCCAGTAGATGCCGCTTGAGTTAAAGTTAAAACCCCATCAGCTCTAACAACCGTAATCTTACCGTTATGTCCTGAAGAGTGCTCAATACAGAGCTTTAAGTTTTCAGCTTGGGTTGCTGGGGTAGCGTTTACTTGGAACTGATTAGCAGAAGCATCTTGAGCTGCCTTTGCTGTGTATGCTTTACTAGTCCCATCTGCGGAAACGATTGTAATAACCTCATCCGCAGTGGCAATTCCTGTCATTGTAACCGTAGCAGTAGCTTGGGTGTATACATCATTATGAAACGTAAATGTATTAGTAGCGGCTACCGCCGACGTACCCTTATCCCCTGCTCCAGTAACACCCACAGTAACTGTGAGAGACTTGCCAGCAAGATCCGTAGTTTCTGTAGGTGTGACAATAGCATCTGACCTAGTAACAGCTAATGCTGATGCGTTGAAAGATGGTGTTGTCTTTATCTTGTATGCCCCTTGCGTTGACTCTGCAAAGGATCCTGTAGTTTTAATAGCCATTTATTATCTCCTTTACGATAAGTCTTAGGCCCAAGAAGTAATGTTAGTTTTAATAATATCGTTAGTGGCAACCCCCGTCATAATTAAGTTACCACCCGGTTGTGCTTCTTCATCCCCAGAATCATTTCCTTCAACTCTTCCGAAGTGGAAAGTTTCTCTAAGTAGAATGCCCGTACCACCTGTATTGAACCTCCGAATATTCTTAAGTTCAGCTAAAGGAACCTGTCCTGTAGGTGCGGTATATGTATCTGCTTCTCCAGACACTGCTTCAGTCTGACGGTTATTGCCTACGTTTCCTTCAAGAGAAGAATACACAATAGTATTAGTAGACCCAATAGTACTGTTGCCATTAACGTCATTGTTATCCCCACCTGTAGGAGATCGATAGGTTTCCCATGCAACGATCATAGCTCCCCCATAGTGGAACTTGTTCTGGTTAATGGAAATGTGGCGTACCTGTGAAGCAACCTTAGTATCGAAGAAGAGACTAATGTGCGAAGGTCCACCCGCCGCAAAACTTCCGCCATCTGCATCTGCCCAGTTAGAATCGGTAACAGAATCTTGAAGCTTTTGAGATCTATAGAAAACGTTCCTAGAGATATCCACATCCTCATACCTAGCTTCTGCATCTACAGAACTATAGGTATCATGGTTGTCAATCATTAGACAAACACCAGAAGCCTTAGCAATACCGTCCATATGACTAGGCTGAGTGTAAGCAGTCCCATCAGTTTGAAGATGTTTGTCATTATAGAAGCCATCTATACCGGGGTTATACCCATAGGCATTACCTGAACCCCCTGTGGCAAGATTTAAATGGGTAGTAGCATCTAAAAGATTGTTAATTATATGGACACCCTTAAAGCGACCATGCTTTACATTCATTCGAATGTTAGCCAACTGACCTGATATATGATTGTTACTCACATTAACCTTAGTGGCAAACGCGGTTGGGGATCCTCCCCTACCCGCAGTTTCATTCTCAATATAAACACCATATCTGCTTATTAAATTTAATGCATTAAAACCACTTACGTATACTGACGTTGATCTACCAGCAACGTCAATTTTATTGTCTATAATATTAATATAAAACCTATGCACTTCATTACCGATATCTCTATTACCATATACTGTACCATCCCCTGATGTATCTGGATCAACCTTTGCTTGAAGAGTAAACAAATTGTTGCCCACCTCAGTATCGCCAATATCCTTAGATCCTCCACTTAATGCTACGTTATGGTATGCTGCCTTATGACATTGCCGGTGGTATACACCTGATTCCATTATACCCTTCATTTGGTTACGAAGAACATTAACACCAATTCCACTAGAGTTTACTCCTCTAGTTAACAAACGATTTGATTGACTAATGCCATATCGTTCTCCCTCAAAGGTAGCTAACAGATCAAAGTTATTATCTACAACGTCTGTATTAACAGCGTTCTCTCTAATAGTTATACCAGATTCTTTTACTCTAAAGGTATTGTTCTTTACAACACCTTCAGTAACTGCTCCAAGATAACTAAAGCCATGCTTGCCAGAATCAGAACCTGAATTAGTCTTAAGGTCTACGTGATCAGCAAGAACCTTTAATCGAGTAGTTCCTAAACTCAGACCATTGTACCCAGTAAACTTACAGTCATGAATAAAAGGTTTATAACAACCATTACCAATAACAAGCCCACCACTTCCTTCAGGTCTAGAGCCCTCAAAATGACAATTAGAAAACTCAGGTTCCCAACACTTCATTGTAACTACACCTGCTTCTCCAAACCCAGTTACACTACAGTTAATCATCTTTAGATTAGCAACATGTTCCGCGCTCATTGCAATCTCACTACGAATATACATAGTAGGTTGAGCAGCAGCAGAGGTATCACCAGCAGCGTCTACTGTATTGTACACAGGAGTATCAGAAGTACTTCCATCTTCAGCAGTCCTTGCGCTTAATGCAGCAGACTCAATGACAGAAGCTGAGGAAGGGTCTGAGGTAACCTTAAAGACTCCCTGATCTAAGTACTGACCCCCCGCAGGAAGATCTCCTGTATCTACCGTAAAGTATTCGTTTTGCGTAAGCCCGTGATCTGTAGATCCCCAGTCAAACTTACGTACTCCAGAAACAATAGTAATAGCACTGGTGGTTAATTGCTTCCGAACAATACCCGGACCTTGAAAGTCTACATTTTCAAAAAGAATATCGTCAAGCATAGTTAACGATCTAAATCGTACAGGTGTTAAGGCCCCGTTATATAGAAAACTTAAATGGTTCTCTAACCAAAGTTTTCTATCATTAGTTCCTATTGGATCTCCATCCTCAACCCTAACAAGCTCGCCCTTAAAGGCCCTATCAGATCTAGGAAACTGATCTTCAAAAGGAGCACTTATACCCTTGTATACATAATCCCATCCCCGATCCTCTAAAAATAGATAAGATCCAACAGCCCCACTAAAGGTTGTTCCTGCTGTTCTAATAACTCGGGTATTAGCCATATGTTTAGCTGTGTCAGACGCTATATCAAAGTAAGTCTCATCAGCCTGAGCTACCGTTATCTTTAACATTACCTTACCTCGGTGAGCTGTAGCAGGAGTATAGATAAACTTACCGTTTTGAATACGTACATCCCCTGTATTTAATGATAAGGGATACGTAATTAAGTAAGACTTGTTTTG